TATAAATGGCTTCTGTGAATGATGACTTCAAGCAGAAGATGAATGAGTGGGTGGCTCTGAAGGCCCAGCTCGCCGCCATTCGCAAAGATACCTCCGTGCTGACTAAGCGCGAAAAGACTCTCCGCGAATCGCTAAAGAATCATATGAAGCAAGCTGATATCGACACCGTAAAGGTGAAGGAAAAGCTCAAGGTGAACCTGAAGACCACCCCTGGCAAGAAGAAGACTCTGCCAAAGGCTATCCTCGAGGTTATCCAGCGCGGTCTCTCCATCTACTTTGGTGGTGACCTTGCACGTGTCGAGGGCGCTGTGAATTCAATTATTGATGTGATGCCAGAGGGCCCCGACAAGGAGACTATCAGTCTGACTGGGCTCAAGGCACTCAGTTAAACATTGACCCGAAGGGTCAGAATCCTATAATAAATGGCCAGTCGGGTCCTTCTACGAAGGACACTTAAACTAGACCCACTACTATAAAACAAGACAAGACACGATGGGTCTGAACGACGAGTACTCCCGCGATGCATACCTCCCCGAGGACGTTGGCGCCGACTACGACGTTCAGGACGACGACCCCTTTGATGAATTTACTCAGGAGGACTGGGAGGATTGGTACAGCGAGGACCTCTTGGACATGTGGATGCCTATCAGGGAGTCTTATGAAGCCCAGTACTTGCGACCCCCAGTAACCTTCAACCAGTTTTGTAATTTTGTTTACAACTATTAAATGATGATTGACATAACCTCTCCCAAGGTCCTTGCCCCCGCAGCCCTGTTCGCGGCTCTCCAGCTTGCACCCACCCGCCTTCGTCCCGTGCCCCTTGCTCTGATTCTGGCCCTGGCGCTCTTTATCGTGTACAAGTACGCACTGAAGCGCACCTTTACCCGTGCCGACCTGGTCGTGCCAGCGCTGCTGTTTGTGCTGCTGACCCCAGGCCTGCTGGTGACCCTGCCGCCAGGTGGCACCGTCATGGAGGCGACCGCCGTGCACACCATCGTGTTCGCCGTTGTGTTCGCTGTTATGCGCAGCGTTTTTGCACAGTACTACTAGAGGATGATAAAGTACCTTGTGGTTGGCCCCGGCGCCATGGGGTTCTTTATATATCTAGGAGTCATTAGTCGATTAAAACTTAATAAACTTGAGGAGGTGAGCGGGGCGAGCGCCGGTGCCCTGCTTATGTTCCTGTTTCTCGCGACCAAGGGTGACATCCAGGCCATGCTGGATTACTCTATCAAGATTCCCGTGAAACAGCTTATGAAACCAAATATTAAAAACTTTTTTACAAATTTTGGGTTGGTACCGACAGCCAAGTTCGAGGCCATCATCAAAAAAACATGTAAAAAATTTTTAAAAAAAGATGACGTCACGTTCAGAGAGTTGTACGAGTACAACCCGGTGAAGCTGCACGTCGCCGCCTTTTGTGTCGACCTCCAGAAGACTGTCTATTTCTCGGTCGACTCGCACCCGGACATGAGCGTCTGTCATGCTGTGACTGCATCTGCCGCTGTGCCATTCCTCATGAGTTCTGTCAAGATTGGGGAATGGAACTATATCGACGGTGGAACACAGGAACAAGTCCCTGGTATACCATTTATCGGAAAGAATTTTGAAGAAATACTTTGTCTAAATATTGATACATGGCGCAAACATGAAGTGAAGGACCTCAAGTCGTACGCCTACTCGATACTGTCATGCATCAGTGGCCTCCGCCACTCATACAATTTTAAAACAATTAATGTGCCTGTTGAAAATTTTGATATATTTAATTTTTCATACGAATCTGAAGATAAGTTACGTATGTTTATGCTCGGTCACAAAACTTCACAGTAGAGCCTTGTCAGTCACCTCCACTGGCTCCTCCTCCGGCTCGTGCTCCTCCACCTCCGGCTCTGGAGTGTTCAGTGACTGCTCAATCAGTGCTGCTGCGCGAGCAACGGGCACATCCTCCTGCTCAATCGTCTGTACGACCGGGTCGGCCACGGGCTCGCCCACTGGCTCGGCCACGTATCCACCTGAAGCCATCGCTGCACGTATTTCATCTGGAAAATCTGTTGGAACACCCATTATACTATTATTAAAGATTTATTTTAACTAAAATTCATGGAGTACCTTGTTCGCATGGTGGCGAATCACGTATGGGACAGCCTGGGCCCTGGCTATAGTGAGCGTGTTTATCACAATGCCTTTGAAGTGGCCCTTCGCATGAATTCTGTTTGCTACGAGACAGAAAGAATTATTCCAATATTTTTTCAGGGACACAACGTTGGCAACCTGAGAGCCGACCTCGTCATCGACCAGTGTATGATTGTCGAGCTCAAGTCTATCGTACGGCTGAAGGAGGAAAACCGTAACCAGATTAAAAATTATATGAAACTGATGAAACTGGATACAGGCATACTGGTCAACTTCCCGAGTGTCAGCGGGTCTGTAGAGGTTGAGGTCTACAACACCGACCCGAAGGGTCAATTCCTTTCGGCTGACCCAAAGGGGCAGACTTTTATGTCAGATACTATTAATGAGCAACAAACAGCCACTAGTGATTTCGGTGCCGGCTCAGGCACCCTGTCCGCCTCCGGCTCCAGCGTCGGTCCCTTCGGGTGCTAGCAGTGGAAAGAAATTTTTAATTTTTATAATTTTTATAATTTTATTGGCAGTGGGTGCAGTCTACGCCAACCTGTATGGCTACATCGACCTTCCTTTATCGGTAACAAAATTCATACCACCACAGTACCTACCGGTAGCAGACATTGCAGAGGCTGTGACCGAGGCGGCACCAGCAGCCGAGACATATAAAGAGGAGCCAGAGACGTATGAGGAGGAACTGGCCAGATATGAAAAGGAGCGGTATAAGGCCCCAGAGCCAGAGGAGGAAAAATATGTGGACGAGGGAGCTCCAGAAGCGTACAGACCATTTTAGAAAAAAGTTTACAAAAATTAATGCTACTGGCCCGAATTGTCACCCCATGGTACGAGGTCGAGGGTAGGAAATATATAAATTTAGAATTTGATGGCCAGATGATTCGGGCCAAGGTGCCGTGGCGGTATGGTCGAGTCATGTGCAATGTATCGGGCATTCGTCCCATTCAGGAACTACAACTGAATGAGACGGTTGAAGTTATACTGGATAAAAAGTACTGGGGTGGTAACATCTACTATGTCATTATCAGTTTAAGAAGTTCACCTTTGATATAGTAGGATGCTGACAAACACAGGGTACGTGACTGAAAAAAATATAGAAATAAAAAAGAAACTCACTGTTAGAGCAGTCGAGAATGCGATGGGTATACGCCCACCATCGTTCAAGGTTTTCAGAGAGACGGCGCAGGGGCTCGTTGTTCCCAGATACTTTGGCTGTAGCGAGCTCGGCCCCCCGACCGCCGACAAGAGGTCCCGGCCTGCTCCTGCTGATATTCGGTTCAGCGGTGTTCTGCGAGAGGCGACGCGACAGCCAGAAGCTGTCGAACGAGGAAAAGCATCTTTCGAAACTGACGGCGGAGGCGTACTTTCCCTGCCCTGTGGATTCGGCAAAACAACATGCGCTCTGGCCCTTGCTGCCCATCTCCGCGTCCGAACTATGATTGTCGTACACAAGGAGTTCCTCGCGAACCAGTGGGCCGAAAAGATTGGCGAGTTCTGTCCGGGTGCAACCATCGGCCGCGTACAGGGCGATAAGCTCGAGCTCGAAAACGACTTTGTTATTGCGATGATTCAGACTATGTGTATCCGCGAGCACGAGCCGGGCGCTTTCGACAGCATCGGTCTAGTGATTGTGGACGAGGCGCACCATATCGGCGCTCCAGCATTTTCGCAATTCATGTTCAAGCTCTGTCCCAAGTACACGCTCGGACTGACAGCCACCCCAGAGCGCAAAGATGGACTGACGCGCCTCTTGTACTGGTTTATGGGCGCCAACTTTTTCACGGTCGAACGGGAGAATCAGGCACAGGTTAAGGTGGTGCCTCTCCAGTTTGACTGTCCGGAGTACAGGTCGGCCCCGCCGTGCACGCGGTTCGGCAAGGTCTCTTTGGCAGAGGTGGTCAACCAGCTGGTCGAGCTCCCGGACCGTAACCAGCTGATACTCGATACTGTAGAAAAATTAAAAAAAGAAAAAAGAAAAGTTTTAATTTTATCAGACCGGAGGGGACACTGCGCTTGGCTGAAGGAGAGCATCGAAGGGTCTGCGCTGTATATAGGCGGGATGAAGGAGGAGGAGCTGACCGAGTCGGCCAAGGCTCAGGTCATCGTGGCGACATTCACACTGGCGCACGAAGGTCTGGATATACCTGCGCTCGATACAGTCATCCTCAGCACGCCACACTCGGACGTGAAGCAGGCCGTAGGGCGTATCATGCGTGAAACCAAAGGAAAAAACAACGACCCGGTCATTTATGACATGGTGGACCATTGGTCTGTCCTGTGGGCTATGTACAGCAAGCGACTGAAGATGTATCACGACTCAGGGTTTGCAGTCAATGGCAAGCCTGCGCCCAAGAAAGAGGCCAGGCCGGACAGATGCCTAATTTAAGAAAAAATATTTTACAATATTATAATGTCCCCCACCAACACCGGTTTCCTGAACACCAAGCGTCGCGTGATTTTCCGCTCAGATGCAGGCAAGTATTTTGTCCGCACCGCCAAGGGTGTGTCATACAACCCCAAGGCTAAGGTCCACAAGAGCCCAGGTGGCACCGAGCGCGCCACCAAGTACGTGAAGAATCTGGTGGCCATCCCCTCGCCCATCCGCCCCAAGTTCAACCGCAAGGAGCGTGCGAACGTGGGTGGCAAGCGTGCACCATATGCGGCCCGCAAGGGTGGCATGCGTGTGCTGCCAGTGAAGCGCAACCCATTCCTGGCTCAGCTGTTCAGCCCCAAGCCAGTGCGTGGCCGCGGCCGCCCGAAGAAGGTGCGCAGCCCCAAGCCAGGGCCAGTCATGCGCCGCTTCCTGGCGACCAAGGCTCGCAAGGCCAAGAAGGCCAGCAAGCCCAAGAAGATGCTGTACAAGGTGAAGCTGGGCGGCCAGTATGTTGTTTAATCGGATAAAGAGTCACTGATGCCGAGGAGGACAACGCCCATGACAAAAAACATTACAAGATAATTGCATTCGGTCCGGTCGGTCTTTATCGGGCTCGGAGGCATCATCATCTGGACTGGAGGGCCCAAGTCCATTTCAAAGGGGGCATATGAAAGCCCTTGCATA